TGACCGAGAGTACTATCCCGGCCGGCGAGGGTTCTGCATCTGACAAGCCGCTTTCATTGCGGGAAACCCTGAACAAGAGCATTTCGGAAGTCCGCGAAAAGGAAGATCGCGCCCGGGATACTTCAGGCAAATTCGCCAAAGAGGCCAGCGCGCCCGACAAGGCAGCAGCGGCCGCAAAAGAATCTCCTGACATCGAGCCGAACGTGCAACCTGACAAGCCTGTCGGGCCACCCTCAAGCTGGTCGAAGGAATCCAAGGCAACTTGGGAAAGTCTCCCTGCGCAAGTCAAGGCCGATGCGATCAAACGCGAGGTTGAAGTTGCAAAGGGTTTTGAAGAGTACAAAGGTAAAACAGCTCAGCTCTCGGAAATTCAGCAGGCACTAGCGCCCGTTCGTCATATCTTTCAGCAGAATGGCATCCAGAACGAGGCCCAGGCGGTCAAACGCCTATTGGATTGGGAAGGCTCATTCCGCAACCCCCAGACGCGGCTACAGGCATTCCATGCTCTTGCCCAGCAATACGGAGTAGATCTTTCACAATTCGCCCAACGATCCGAGCAGTCGGATGCGGGCCAGAATCAAATTTCAGATCAATTGCGTCCGGTGATCGACCAATTCGGCAACGTTGCCCAGCGTATGAACATGCTGGAAAACGAACTCAACCTTGAGCGTCAAAGCAAGGTCTCTTCGGAATTGACCACATTTGCGAAGGACAAGCCCCATTTTGAAAAGGTTCGTGTGGCCATGGGTCAGCTTCTACAGGCTGGTCTGGCGACGGATCTTGAGAGCGCCTATCAAAAGGCGGTCTGGGCTGATCCTGAAGTGCGCAATCAATTTCTGAAGGAAGAGGACGACAAACGCAAAGCCGAATTTGAAAAATCCCGCTTGGCCCAGGCCAACAAGGCGCGATCCGCTGCGATTTCTCCATCTCCGCGAGCGCGTCAAGGCGCACCGGCGAATGGAGCCAAGGATGCTTCCAAAGGCGTCCGTGGCAGCATTCTGGCATCCATCAACCAACTGCAAGACGATCAGAGGGCCTAACCCAAAGGGGTAGGCAATGGCCTTTCCAAATCTTTCTGAAATCGTCACCACCACTCTGCGCAATCGCACGGGTGAACTTGCAGATAACATGTCTTAATTGCTGGGACATGTATAAAATCGGGTGAATTCGGTGGACGCTGAAATGCCAATACCGAACCAAGCCACAGACGTAAGGCGAAAGCCCTAGGGTTGTGGAAGGTGTAACGACTAGGCGGTGACGAAAGAATAACCCGCCCACGAGCGCCCGACAGATTGTTAGAGCTAGAGAGGGGTATCCCGAATGGCAGTAATATACGGACTCGTTCATGTCGCTTCCGGTCGTACTTATGTAGGGTGCACAGCCGGAAAACTTCAAAAACGGTTTCGCGAGCATCGGTGCTTGTTAAACAACAACAAGCATAAAGAGCCGGTCCTGCAAAAAGAATGGTCCATCTATGGATCAGAGGCTTTCAGGATTGAAATTCTAGAGCAGTTGGAAATGTTAGCGCCAACCTTTAGAAAACGTGAAGCTGAATTGCGGTGGATGACCAAATTGGAATCCGAGGGATTGCTCTATAATCTCAGCAGGGTTTCATTTGCTCCTTCACCTGAAGCGGCAAGAAAGGGAATAGAGGCCTCCCGAACTGTTGGAAGGCCGGTATCTCCTGAAGGACGATTGAAACGTCGAATGGCACAACTTGGCATTCCGAAGAATCATGGAGCCAAGATTAGTGCTACGAAACGTCGAAACCGAATATTGCGACAGTCTGATGAGATAGTCTGAACAATAGCGAACGAAAAGCTATTGATACGGTGGATAAAGAGCCATCGTAGAGAACTGGATGCGCAATAACGCTCTGCTTGCTCGCCTCTCTAAACGAGGAAAGATCAAGACTTTCTCAGGCGGCCGTACCATTGTTCAAGAGTTAAATTATGCGAATAACCAGACTTTTCAGTGGTATAGCGGATATCAGGTTCTTAATATAGCACCTAGTCAAACTTTCTCGGCTGCGGAATATCCGATTCGTCAATCCGCAGTCGCAGTGTCCATCTCCGGTCTGGAAGAACTTCAGAACTCCGGTGAGGAGGCCATCATCGACTTGCTGGAAAGCCGAATCGAGAACGCTGAAGACACCTTCATGAACGGCATGTCACAGGGCATCTATGGCGATGGCACCGTGACCGGCTCCGTGAACGGCCTTCAGCTCCTTGTTGCGGCTGCGCCGACGACTGGCGTAGTTGGTGGCATCGATCGTGCCACTTGGACGTTCTGGCAGAATCAGGCTTATGGCGCTGTCACCAATGGCGGTGCTGCGGCAACGGCTGCGAACATCCAGAACTACATGGATAGCCTTTGGGTCATGCTGGTGCGGGGTCGTGATGCCCCGGATCTCATCGTGGCTGACAACAACTTCTACAAATACTACTGGCAGTCGCTTCAGGCCATCCAGCGCATTGCCACCGAAAACGGCGAAGGCACTTTCGGCGCGCTGGGCTTCCAGACGCTGAAATACAACACCGCCGATGTTGTGCTTGATGGTGGTTTCCAGGGCTTCGCATCAGATCCGTTTCCCGGCGAGACTTCTGTCGGCGGCGGTCTGGGCGGAGCACCTGCCAACACGATGTACATGCTCAACACCAAGTACCTGCATTGGCGTCCGCATGCCCGTCGCAACATGGTCCCGCTTGACCCGGATCGGTTCAGCGTAAATCAGGATGCGATGGTGAAACTGATGGGGTTTGCTGGAAATCTCACCCTTTCAAATGCGTTTTTACAGGGTGTTCTTATCAATACATAAGATGATGAGTAGCGCAACAAACACCAAAGTAGTATATTCCATGGCTTCTGTCAATGAAGCCAGAGGGAGCTACTTTATGCGTTTGATTGATCGCATCGGACAAAGATACGAACGCCTTATCGTTGTTGCTCGTGCCCCAAATGCCAACGCGACGGATACTAATGCGCGCTGGCATTGCAAATGTGATTGTGGACGCATGGTTCTTGCCTACGGGCAGGATCTTGCAAAAGGGAAAGTAAAATCATGCGGATGCTTGAATGCCGAAAGGATTTTCAAGCATGGCCAGTCAAGAACGAAGGTTTATCATGTCTGGAAACAGATTTTCCAAAGATGTGAAAATCCTAAATCGGGTTCATATGAAAATTATGGTGCTCGCGGGATTACGGTCGATCCGTCTTGGCGTGATTTCGAAATCTTCATTGCCGATATGGGCGAATGTCCTGAAGGAATGACAATCGAACGTATCAATAATGATGGTCCTTACTGCAAGACCAATTGTGAATGGGCAACGATGAAAGTTCAGCGGAATAATTCTCGTCAAAATCGGCGCTTGAAAGCGTTCGGTCGCGAGCAGACGCTGATGCAATGGGTGGAAGAATTCAATGTTCCTTGGGATCGAGTTAGAGCAAGATTGCGCTATGGATGGACGATTGAAGCGGCTCTAACACAGCCTCCCCTCTATGAAAGGAAACATTAAATGGCGACTACCAACTACAACACCCTGAATACTGAGGGCATCGACTTCACGCTGGTGTTCCAGTTGAATTCGCAGACCCCGGAAACTCCGCTTGCACCGTTTCTTGTCGGAACGATCGCAGAAGGTTCCGGCGGTTCTGAATTCGTCTATTGCCAGAGCACCGCTGCAATTCCGGCCAATGGATGCGTCCAGATCGATCCGACCTTTACCGCCACCGCGCTTGTGAACAGTGCGACGGTGGCATTTGGCCAGATCGCGGGCATCTGCCCGAATGCCGTCACGGCTATCTCCGGTACGATCACCAAGAATTTCTTTTGGGTGCAGCGTAAGGGCGTGGCCTTGATTCTGGCTGCGGCTGCGGCGGTGACGTACACGCAGCTTCGTTCGACGGCAACGCCGGGCGCGCTTGATGATGTCGTGGCTGGTGCGACGGTGTATCCCGTCAACGGCATTGTCTTCACCACGACGGCAACCGGTGCGGGTTCATTCCAGGGCATGCTGAACTATCCGACCCTTGGAACGCTCAACACCTAACAACATAGGGCCGCATGAAATCTCTCGTGCGGTCCTTTCAAATCGGGAGAATTTGAATGTCTGATACCTATACGGCGTTTGCGCCGATTCGCTATGATCAGCAGGCCGTCGCGCGGCAAGGCTATGGCGCAGCTCATTCGGGACCGACCGATGACCAGTTGATGGTCGGGTTCTATCGTCGTTCCGTCCAGAACAAGGCGCGCTCTGAGCAGGAAGGCAAGCCGGTTTTCGAGGGACGTGATTACGTCAAGATTCAGCACCCGGGCGAAAGCCTCAATGTGGTCGACCGCGAAGCGACCGTGCAGGACAAGCAGCGCTGGCCGCAGCGTTGGGCGCAGTACAGCCAAGGCGTCAACCAATCGCCGGACGGCATTCCGATTACGCTGCTGTTCCCCTCCAAACCCGAGATCGAAGCGACGTTGCGAGGCTACAATATCCATACCGTCGAACAGCTCGCCAATTTGTCGGCACATGGCATTTCGACCATTGGCATGGGTGCCCAGGATTGGGTCAATGGTGCCAAGAAATACATGGATCGCGCCGAGAAGGGCGTTGATCACCACCGGTTCGAGACCGAACTTGCCGCCAAACAGCGCCAGATTGACACCATGGCGCGACAGATCGAGGAATTGACTCGTCTGATACAATCACGGACTGCAACCGCGCCCGCAATCGATACGCAAACCTATGATTTCCAGACGGCGCAGATCGATCATGTTCATGCCAGTGCAGATGAAACACAGGCATTCCTGCAACCGCCTGCGCAGTTCGTGCAGGATCTTTCCGGCTCTGTCGAGCCACCGAAACGGCGTGGCCGCCCTCCCGGCAGCACGAACAAATCGAAGGGAAATTGATATGCCGCTTACTTCCGATCTCATGGGCATTGGTCAGCCGGCGGCCCAGGCTGACTTGCTTGGGTTCAATGCCGCCAATCCCATCACCGCCGCCGGCACCACCACGGCAAACGCCACTGTCCTGACCAAGGGACAGGAAGTCATCGTCCTGACCGGAACCGGTGCCGACGGTGTGCGGCTTGCCGCAGATTGCCCGGTGGGGTGCATGTATCTGTTTACATGCATCGCGGGCGGCGGGATTGTATATCCGCCGACTGGCGGCACGTTCAACGGACTGTCGGCCAATACCGGCATTACGATAGGAGCAAACAAATCCGGCATCGCCATGCGTTATTCGAATCTTGGCTGGTACTTCAATCTATCGGCTTGATCCATGGCTCAATTGGACTTGATACAGATCATTCAAGCGGCAACGGGCGAGCTTGGTCTGGTGCAGCCCAGCAGCGCCATTAGCGCGACGGATTTGCAGACTGTGCAATTCGTGGCTCTGGTCAATCGTGCCGGTGATGAGCTGAAGCGCGCCCATAATTGGACACAGCTTCAGACCCTGTTCACGCTCAATGTCGGCAATCCGATCACGACCACGGGCAACCTGACCTTGGGATCGCCGATCGTCACCAACATTCCCTCAACCGCCGGCGTGACGGCTGAGACCTTTTGCATCAGCGGTTCGACTATTCCCGTCGCGGCGCGGGTGCTCTCAGTCGATAGCCCGACGCAGATTACCATGGACATGGTTTCGACAGGTACGGTGATCGGGGCTGCGATTGTGATCGCCCAGGATACCTATCCTGAGAATACCGATTTCGACCGTTTCATCAATGGCACGGCTTGGGATCGCACCAATCGATGGGCGCTGCTTGGCCCCGATAGTCCGCAATTGGATGAGTATCATCGATCCGGCATCGTCACGACTGGTCCGCGACGGCATTTTCGGCAAGTTGGCAATCTCATTGCTGGCACCTATCGACTATGGCCACCGCCGCAGGCCATCGATACGCCGTTTCAGATCGCATGGGAATATGCCACGCTGAATTGGGTGCGGGATGGATCAAGCGGAGCGCTGAAGGCTTCGATGACGCTCGATACCGATACGCCGATCTTGGACAGCCAAGCGCTTATTCTCGGCACGAAATGGCGGTTTCTGCAAGCCAAGGGCATCCCGACGGCCGCGAGCATGCAGACGGAATATTTGGATTACGTCAATCAACTTATTGCACGCGATGGCGGTGCCGGGACATTGCGAATGGGGCGACGTTGGGACCCATATTTGTTGAGCCCGTATAATATCCAAGACGCAAATTATCCCGCAGGATCAGGAAGTGCATGATGGATGGTAATCAGCAATATCAGCAAGCCTTGGTTGCCGCTCTGATGAATCAAAATGGTGGTGTCACCCCGACTGATGATCAGGTCCAGAACTCAAGCAATCCATTGATGCAGCAGTTTGCGGCCGGTGCGCCGCCATCGATGACCACGCCGGGCATGTCACCATTTGCCCCGCAACAGACTTCACAGAACCCATGGAGCAATCAACAGCCGTTTTCACCTAATCCCTGGATGCAGCAAAAATAATGCGCGCGACACTTCGCATAGACAACAAGATGATGGAAGGGACGGGGCAATCCTTTCCGATGTCGATTCCTGCATCCGTCAAGGGATGGGATCAGATCAGCTCTTTGGCCGACATGCCGCCTGATCGTGCGGTGCAGTTGGATAACTGGATTCCGCGTCCTGGCTATCTTGAGATCCGGCGCGGATCATCGGCGTTTGCTACCGGTATCGGCACCGCGACCACGCCTGTCGAAACCATCATGGCGTATAATTCGCCAAATGTGGCCAATGCCAAGTTGTTCGCGATCGGCGGCGGCACGGTCTATAACATAACGGCGGGTGGGGCCGCAGTCGCAACCACCATCACGGGCAAGACCAATTCGCGCTGGCAATACAGCAACTTCACCAATGCGGCGGTGAATGCATGGCTGGTTGCGGCGAATGGGTTGGATACGCCGATCATCTTCGATGGGACGACATGGGCCAATATGACCTTGACCGGGATTACGCCGGGCAATGCTGCCTCATGGACGGTATGGAAGGGGCGGCTATGGTGCACGCTGGTCAATAGTACAGCGGTTGGATACTTGGCCAATAGTGCGATTTCCGGGGCAGTCACGACATTCGATTTGGGTCAGCAGATGTCGCGTGGTGGCTACATCATCGCGATATCGACATGGACACAGGATTCCAAGCAAACCGTCGATGAGTACATTGCTTTCATCACATCACGTGGTCAGGTCATTGTCTATCAGGGAACCGATCCCAGCACTGCGAACACTTTTGCACTGGTTGGCGTTTATGACCTTGGTGCTCCAATTGGTCGCCGTTGCTTTCTGCGTATTTCTGGCAATCTTTGGGTAGTCTGCGTCGATGGCGTGTTGCCGATGTCGGAAATGATGACACAGGATCGCGCGGCTGCGGCCAAGGTTGCCCCAACCACGATGATACAGAATGCCATGATGACGGCGGCACGCAGCTACGCATCCAACTTCGGTTGGCAATTCATCGAATATGCCAAGGGCCAGTTGGCCATTCTCAACATCCCACAGACCGAAAATCAGTTTTCGATCCAATATGTGATGAATACATTGACCGGAGCATGGTGCCAGTTCACCGGGATCAATGCCAATTGTTGGGAAGTGTCGAATGATGTGCCTTATTATGGTGGTAATGATGGCACGGTCTGGCAATGGGATACATCATCCGGTGATGGTATCGTACCAATTACGGCTACGGTGCAAACCGCCTTCAATTACTTCGAAAGCCGTGGCCATCTGAAGCGCTGGACCATGGTGCGCCCGATCCTGACCACGGATGGATCGACGGTACCCGGTGTCGGATTGAATATCGATTTCGGACAGGGCGCACCGATTTCGGTGCCGTCCGTGGCCAGCAATACAGGTGCGCTATGGGATCAGGCCATTTGGGATCAATCGGTATGGCCGATCAATTCAAATCTGGTAGCCAACTGGACCACGGTGGAAGGCATTGGCCAATGCGCCTCTATCATCACCAAAGTTCAGACTACGAATAACGGATTGGCCAATGGCGTCGTGTTGCAGCTCAATGGCTGGGACTTGATTGCCGAACCGGCATCGGGGTTCTTCTGATGAAAGTGCTTTGTGTCGGCGATTCGGATATGATCGGAGCATGGGTGCTCCATCGGTTTCAGATCATCCTGACCGGGATCGATTTGGCGGTCGCAGTGGTGGAGCATGATCAGATCATCGGAGTATGCATTTTTCAGGCGCATAATGGGCCTGATGTGGAGCTGTCATATTATGGACCGAAGACATTGACGCTGGATATCGTCAAGGGACTGGCCAAGATCGCAGTCGATCATCTCGGCGTGAGCCGGATCACGGCGCGCACCGCCAAGAGCAACAAGATGATGACGCGCGGGATCAAGAAAATCGGGTTCGAATATGAAGGCATCCGGCATCACGCCTATGGTGACAAGGATGCGGTGATGTATGGCCTGTATGGTAAAAAACTGGCTAGGCTTGCTGGAAAGGTGATGCAATGAGCTTCAATAAACCCGACGCACCCGATCCGACGGCTACGTCGAATGCCCAGATGGGCTATAATCAGCAGGCCGCAACGGCACAGAACAAGACCAATTCCTACAACCAGTCAACGCCGTTCGGCAGCGTCACTTACGTTGCCGATTCTTCATCGCCGAGTGGCTATCGTCTGGTCACGGACACCAGCGCCACCGGCCAGACTTTGCTCAACACTGCCGGCAATCTGGCGAATTCATCGGCCGGAATGTATTCCACACCGTTCAACGGAAATAATCAGGCCGTTACGGACAAGCTCAATCAATGGTCCTCGCAGTATGTGCAACCGATTTTCAACCAGCAGTCTTCCAATCTTGAGGCCCAGCTTCGCAACCAGGGACTAACGCCGGGATCAGAGGCTTACAACAATGCGCAAAATCTGCTGGCGCGCAACCAGGGCGATGTGACCAATCAATTCCTGCAACAGAACCAGCAGCAGGGTTTCAACCAAGCGCTTCAGGAATACCAGCAGCCATTGCAAACCATCAGTGGCCTGATGCAGGCAGCATCTCCCGGCACTTTCCAGCAGACCCCAAATGCCCAGATTCAGCCGGCGAACTATGCCGGTGCGGTGCAACAGAACTATGCGAACGAGATGCAGAATTATGAGAACAATATGGCTGCATTGGGCAAGCTTGGCGGGTCCGTGATTGGCTTGGCAGCAGCGCCAATGACCGGCGGCACATCAATGGCCGGCATGTTCGGTAAAGGCATTACCAGCGGAGGGTGGGGTTGATGGCGCTCAGCTATTGGGATCAAAACCCGAATTTTGTGAACCCTTCGTACGCGACACCGGAACAGTTCGCGCAGCAGCGCGCCTATGCGAACGAATTGCTCAAGCGCTCAGGCGAGGCGGCCAAGCGCCCCGCCGGCATTGCCGCGAACATGATCGATGCATTGACATCACGGCTTGAAACCAACCGGGCCAATGAGCTGCAAAGTTCCACCGCATTGCAAAACTCAAAGGATTACGCGGCGCTGATCCAGCAGCTTCAGCAGGGCCAAGGCGGCGGCAATGCGCCGATGGCATCGGCACCAGCAGGCCGCCAGCCAGCAGCCAATGCTGCTCCCATGGGGCAGTCTGCGGCGAGCGGTCTGACGGCAGAAGCACCGAAACTGGATGCCATCAACCCGCAGGGCGGTATTTTTGGGGGGCTTGGCTACAAACCTTTGGGATGGGGAGAGGACAAGCCGGTGCAGACCGCCTCTCTAGAGCCTACGGGGGGCGCTGGTGCGCCTAGTGGGGTGCAGGCGTCATCACAGGGTCTCCCGGCCGGTGGTGCGCCTGCTGCCCCTCCCATGCCTCAGGCAATGCCTCCGCAGGCTCCTTTCAAGATGGCTGGCGGGCTGGACCCTCGCCTGTTGGGGCGTATTCTGGCCAATCCCATGGTTCCCCCCGAACAGCGCTCGCTAATCCAAGGGCTGATCCAACCCAAAGCGACCGAGGATGTTTACGGACGGCCAGCCTATCAGAGCTACACCGGAGGGGTGCAGCCGGTGGCCCCGAATGCCGGATTCCAGCCGGGTGTGCGGGCTCCTATCGGGGTAGGCGGCGTCTCGGCAACCCAAATCATCACGCCGCAGGGCGCGAGCGTGCCCGGCATTGGCGGCGGCGGCACCGGGATCGATGCCTTGGCCGCCAAGGGACGACAGCTTGAGGCCGAAAGTTCGCGCGTCAAGGGCGGCGCGGGCGCGGAGGCCGGCAATATCGAAATGGCGGTCAAGCGTGCAGGTGCAGCTCCCGAGACGGTCAAGGGCCTCGGAATCATGGAGGACACCATCAAGAGTCTCCCCGGTATTACGTTCGGGCCGACCGCGAAACTGTCCAATGAGGCGCGCCGGGTGATTTCGAACTATGCACCTGGGCTGGTCGATCAAAAGGCATTGGCCGGTGCCGATGCGATTGAAAAGCTCAACCTTGGGCTGGCGGGCGCGCTCTCAAGCCAACTTGGGCTCAATCCGAGTGACATCTATCGCTCAGTGGCTTCCGTGCCCGGCAATGAAAAGAGCAAGGAAGGCACGCTTGCTCTGATCAATATGATGAAACAAGCCGCGCATAACGATCAGTATGTCGGCACCACGCTCTACAAGCAATATGAAGGCAATCTCGGGGCCTACCAGCAGGCGGTCGCTGATTATTACAGGAATCATCCGGTGGTGAACCCGAACACGGGACATCTGGTGATGGCCCCGGTTTCCGTGAGCAGCCCGGATGAGGCACGGAGCCTGAGAAAGGGCACCCCGTTCGCAACCCCGGATGGAAGGGAATTCTATCGTTGATGGCTGATCCATGGGCTGAATTCACCGCTGTCGGCACTTCTGGAAAGAAACCAGGGGAAGTTGACCCATGGGCCGAATTCACATCGGCCGCATCCAAAAAGGATGAGCCGGCGAAACAACCGGATGTGGCCTATGACATGGCGGCATCCGGTGCGGCAGGACTGGCGCAGGGTGCGATTGGCCTGCCGGCGGCTCCCGCCGATATCGGCAATCTGGCGCAACGCGGATTCGACAAGTTCATTTTCAATCCGCTGCTGCGATTGACGGGCCAGCCAGAGGCGCAGCCCTATGAAAGCAAGCTGTTCAATAAACTTGGCTCGCAGAACCTGCAAAAGCAAGTCGAGAAGGTCACGGGCGAATTCCACAAGCCGGAAACTCTCGCTGGCGAATATGCCCATACAATCGGCCAGACCATTCCGGGAGCCATTACCGCGCCCGGTGGCGGTGTAGTTGGCAATGCGTTGCGCTATGGCGTGACGCCTGCGATTGCCGCCGAGACAGCCGGGCAATCGGCCAAAGGCGAATGGTATGAGCCCTATGTCCGCGCAGCGGCTGGTGTCGGTGCAACACTGATCAATCCGGCTCGCATCATCACACCGATGCCGACTACGGAAACGCGGCGGCAATTCGTCGATACATTGCGCAATGAGGGTGTCACATCGCTGACGGCAGGCCAGAAAACCGGCAATGAATCTTTGCGCTATCTTGAGAGTGCCTCAAGTGCAGCACCTGGTGCCGGCCATGGCGCGGCAAAGATACAGGGCCAAGGTGGCCAGCAATTCACTGAAGCTGCGATGCGCCGCGCCGGGGCTGGTTCCGATGCCACGCCAGAAGTCTTGGGAGCCAACCAGCGCCGTCTTGGCAATGAATTCGAGCGGCTCTCAAGCCAGCATAATATGCTGCCTGATAATCAATTCATCAATGACATAACCGATGCGGTGCGCAACTATCGCAATGTGCCGAATTCACAGCAGCGCGCGATGGTGCAAGGTTATATCGACGACATCATTCCGCATGTGAACAATGGCACGATGCCGGGACCGATGTATCAGGAAATGCGCTCGCGCCTATCGCGGCAGGCCAACTCCCTTCGCCAGAGCGACCCGACATTGGCGGAAGCCCTGCGGGACATGCGCAATTCCCTGGACAATGCAATGAGCCGGTCGATTCCGGCGGAAGAACAGCAGGCATGGCAAACGGCCCGGCGTGAGTATGGTGCCCAGAAAGTTCTTGAGAAAGCCGCAAGCCGCGCGGGGGAAGCGGCAGCGGAAGGCCAGATTACGCCAACCAACTTGCGCAATGCCGTCGCAGGCGAAAATCGCGGAGCCTATGCTAGAGGCGAAGGGGACTTCTCGGATCTCGCACGAGCCGGTGCGGCGATGATGACGCCGCTGCCGAATTCGGGCACGGCGCAGCGCTTGAACGCCTTTAATCTCCTGAATTCGGCTACGCTCGGCGTGGTGCCGGCGGTGACGGGACGCGCCTTGATGTCGAGGCCCGCACAAGCCTATCTGGCCAATGAATTGCCGGGGCAGCGCTATGTCGGTCAGCTCCTGGGAGCGAATGCCCCAGACAATATCGCCGCCCGCAAGATGCTATTGATCCAGGCGCTTCAACGGCAGGCTAACCAGCCCGCACAGGGACAATAGTTTCATGAGAATGGCGCTTGCAAACATCGCTGCTCCAAGACCGAGAATGGCCGGTACCACCGGATTCGGTGTCCAATGGTACTGTCCGTTGGAGCCGATCACGGCAACGATGATGCAGAACTGGAATAGCTTGATCATTTCAAATTCTCCAATAGTAGGAGGGTGTTACGCCCTATAATGGAAGCGGCACGTTTTCGATCATTAACACGTTCGTCCCCAACACGACGATTCTTTCGGCTGCGGTCAACCAGAACTTCACGGATATCGCAGCAGGTCTTTCAGATGCCTTGACCCGTGATGGTCAGGCCGGCATGACCGCTGCCTTTCGGGCAACGTCAGGTTCTCTAGCACTTCCTAGTATTACTTTCAATAGCGATACGGGGTCCGGGCTCTATCTGCCGGCGACGGGTGCGGTGGGACTTGTCGCAAGATCCTTCGGGCTTGTGGTCAACAGCAATGTTTTCAGGGCATTAAGCGCGACGGTGCAAACCGGCGGCACCAATTACGCCATTGGCGATACGATCACCTTGACGGGCGGTAGTCCTATTTCCGGGTTTAATCCTGTTGCGACGGTTCTCACTCTTACCGGAACAGCCGTCGCCACAGTCAGTATGACTTATGCCGGTTTTTATACTGTTGTCCCAATCAATCCAGTCTCACAAGGATCGACATCCGGGACAGGAACTGGCTGTACGCTCAATGTGACTTTCACGACTGCTGGAGCAGCAAGTTCTATTCTGACTGAAGCCAATAATGCCTTGTTTCAAAGATTGGGAGCGTCAAGCTTTGTAAGCGGCCTGATGCCAATGGCAAACGGCGTTGATTTTGTCACTGCTATCGGCGCATCGAATGTGACAACCGCTATCGGCATATCGGCACCGCCGCCGGGATCTTCATTCAAGAATCTCGCAATTAAAGTCACATCCAACACGACATTGACGGCAACGGCGGATTTCATTGTCACAACCACGGGGACGAGATATCTCACGACTGCACTCAACTCAACCATCAACATGGG